CGTGGTCGAAGGCGAAGGCAAGTGCGCCGGCATGGCTGGCCGCATCGTCGTCCGCCTTGGTCGTCGCTACGTCAACGTCGGGACGGGCATGAGCAACGAGACCCGCCGCGATCTCCTTGCCCGCCGTGCCCAGGTCATCGGCCAGACCGCCGAGGTCGCCTTCCACTGCGTCACCCCGGATGCCTCCCTCCGCCACCCTTCCCTCGTCCGCATCCGCGGGGACAAGTAATCCATGTACGATCCTGAAAAGAAGAAGGCCGCTTGGCGTCGCTGGTACGTCAAACACCGCGAGCAGCGCTTGGCCAAATGCAAAGAGTACCGCCTCGCCAACCGAGATAAGGTAAACGAAACTAACTATGCCTGGAAGAAGGCCAACCCAGACAAGGTCAAGGCCTCTTGGGCTCGTCACTACTCCAAGCACCGGGAAGATCGCATCGCTAGGACTATGAGCTGGAAGAAGCGCAACCCGGAGAAAGTGGCTGAAAATAACAAGGCCTACTACCTGCGCCGTAAGGCTAAACAAAAGTAATCTCCCCCCAACACAAACGCACATGAACCAAGAACCCACCGACCTGATCACCGTCGGCGACCGCCCTCTCCGGCTGTCCCGCCCGGTGCTCCCCCACGCCGCCCGCCGTCTGGCTGGCGTGCTCCCGCAACTGAACGCCCTCAATATTGCTGGCAAGTCTCAGGCCGATGCGGCCGAGGCCCTCGGCGTCTCCGTCGGCGCCGTCCGTACGTGGATCGCGCTCGCCGGCATCCCCTGGTCTAACCTCAACCGCCGCGGCCCCTACGCCAAGCGCACGAAATGAAATACCTTTCCGTCTGCTCTGGCATGGAAGCCGCGTCCGTCGCCTGGCACCCGCTCGGATGGACTCCCGTCGGCTTCTCCGAAATCGAACCCTTCCCCTGCGCTATCCTCAAACACCGTTTCCCCAACACACCTAACTATGGCTCACTCACCGAATACCAATCATGGCCCCTCGAACCCGGAGCAATCGACCTTCTGGTCGGAGGCACACCTTGCCAGTCCTTCTCCGTCGCTGGACTCCGCAAAGGACTTGCCGACCCCAGGGGCAACCTCGCTCTCACCTTTCTTGGGTTGGCTGACAAACTCAAGCCCCGCTGGATCGTCTGGGAAAATGTCCCCGGTGTCCTGTCTTCGGGAGGAGGGCGGGACTTTGGTTCCTTCCTCGGGGCGTTGGTCGAACTCGGGTATGGGTTCGCCTACCGAGTGCTGGACGCTCAACACTTCGGAGTTCCCCAGCGTCGTCGTCGAGTCTTCGTTGTCGCGTGTCTTGGAGACTGGCGAGCTCCCGCCGAGGTTCTATCTCTCCGCGAAGGCTTGCGCGGGTATTCTGAGAAGGGCCGAGCGACGAGGAAAGAAGTTACCGGAACTCTTAGCAGCCGCTCTTCGGCAGGCGGCGGTTTAGGCACGGACTTTGACTGTGCTGGAGGAGTCCAGCCTGTCTACCGCAAGTCCAAGCGAGCCGCGTCCACAACCGACAACGAGACTTGGGTTCCTGCCAACGCCAGCAACACGCTGAACAACTTCGACCTCGGCGACACTAGGACTACCCACGCCGTCGTGCAGCCTGTCGGCTTTTCGATGAGAGAAGACGCCATAAACGGAACCTTTGATGTAAAGCAAGTGGACACATCTTTATGCCTTCAAGCGTTGCGACCGGCGGTGACCAGCCACCATGCACAAAATATCGTCGTGCAGCCTGTCGCATGGACGCAGAACCAACGCGAGGAAGTCCGTCTGTTAGGCGACAAGGTGGGGGCCATCGCCCTGCCCGGAACGCACCAAACGAACTACATCGCCGAGCCTAAAGTCTACGAAAACCACGCTCAAGACTCCCGCGTCACTGGCCCTCTTGAGGTAGCCCCTACTGTCGCCGCTAAGTTCGGAACCGGCGGGGGCAACGTGCCGCTCGTCGGCGCCATGGCCGTCCGTCGCTTGACGCCTGTCGAAACCGAACGTTTGCAAGGCTTCCCCGACAACTGGTCGCGCATCAGCTGGAAGGGCAAGCCCGAGACCGAATGCCCAGACGGCCCGCGCTACAAGGCCTGCGGGAACTCCATGGCCGTGCCGGTCATGCGCTGGATCGGCGAACGCATCGCTGCCGTTGACTCCACCCTTCCTCCCCATGCCTGACCCATCCCACCGCCCATACGAACCCATGCACATCATCAAACCCGACTCCCTCCCGCGCCTCTGGTGGATCTTCCCCTGGAGCATCGCCCGTCAGCTGCACAAGAACGCCGTGGCCCTCAAGGCCATGGCCGACCGCCTCGACCAAGCCGTGACCATGCAGACGCATATCATCTCCGACCAGTCCGAGGAGATCGCGAACCTCCGCACCGAGGCCGAGCGTCTCGCCGGCAACGTGAACTATTGGCGCATCGAGGCCGAGACCGATCACGCCCGCTGGCTCCGCGTGCTCGAGGAGAATGACAAGCTGCGCAAGCAGATCGCCGACATCGACGCCGCCATCATGCTAGGCCGCGTCATCACCCCCGACGCTCACCCCCATGAGTAGTTTCCGCCACCTCGACGGCATGGTCGCCCTGCTCTCCGAGGTATATGAAATCAATGAGCGAATCCTGACCGGTGACATCACGTCCAACAAGACCGCCATCGCCTCCGGCCGCATGAAGAAACTCCTGCACCACTATCACGAGGCCCTGCACGAGGACGGCGCCGTGAAGGTATCGCTCCAGGCCTACGCCGCCGCCGGTGGATGGGTCGGCATCACCTACTCCTACGAGCTCGACGGCTTCGAGGTCGCCGGATCACAAGTCCCGAGACGCGTATGACACTAAACCAGCGCTTCTCAGTCGTCGCCCTTCTGCTCCTCGGCCTCAACGCCCAGGCCAAGACCGACGCCGCCTTCCTCGAGGCCGTCGCCGCGGTCGAGTCCGGGCACAACCGCAAGGCCATCGGCAAGGCCGGAGAGCGTGGCCAGTATCAGGTCGGAAAGGCCGCATGGGACGACGCCTCCGCCCGCCTCAAGGCCGAGGGCCATTACTCCTTCCCCTGGTCTAAGTGGCGAGACGCCACCGCCCAGGACATGATTGCCGCCAGTCACCTCCGCTGGATCAGGTCGAACTTTCACCGCATCGGAATGACCGACCCGACCCCCGAACAGATGGCGCTCGTCTGGAACGTAGGTTGGTCGGAGGCCCGCAGCCGAGACTTTAGGGCGAACGACTACGCCTTCCGCGTGGCTAATTTATTCCGCTCGCAAAAGGTTTTGAGCCGTTGAAAGTTTCGACCATGTCTCACATGGTCATAGCCGTGGATCCTGGCGCGAACGGCGCCTTCGTGTGGTCGGTCGACGGCATCGGCATCGAGACGCGGAAGATGCCCGGCTCCGATGTCGAGATCTGCGAGCTGATGGCCGAGCTCTCCTGCAAGACGAAGAGCGTCGCCCTGTTCCTCGAGACGCCGAGCGTCGCCGGCTACGGCCCGAAGATTCCCGGCGCGTCCATCGCCAAACTCCAGTTCAACGTCGGCCTGATCTACGGCGCATCAATCGCCATGGGCTGGCAAGTCCGCCGCATCGACCCGAAGGCATGGCAGAAGACGCACCCCGTCGGCAAGAAGGCAGACCACGGCTCCGGCTGGAAGCGTCACCTCAAGGCCCGGGCGAAAGAGCTCTTCCCCCAGACCGACGTCTATGACTGGACGGCCGACGCGCTGCTCATCTACGACTCCGCCATCCGCGGCGTCATCAACTGAACCCTTTCCCATTATGAAAAAAAACACCCTCTCCCCCAACGCCGAGATCCCTGGCACGCAGTACATCCTCCTGCCGGACAACCGCGTGGCCCGTCTCCTGACGCCCACCGTCCGCCCCTCCGGCGACAACTACAACCTCCGCATCGGCGGCCGCACGCGTCAGTTCACGCTCGAGGCCATCAAGGCCATCATCGCCGGCGCCGACCCCGCCACCGTCGGCAACAAGTAACTCTTCCCACATGAGCACCACGCCCAAAACCCAGTCCGCCACCGCTGACCTCGTCGCCGCCCTCGCGCAGCTCGACAACGTCAAAGCAAACAAAGTAAACCCCGGC